GAGGCTGATTGGATTGCCTTTGAGGCAGCCGAGGAAGCACGTTTGGCTGAGGAAGCACAAAAGGCGACTAAGAAGGCTGAACTGCTCGCCAAGTTAGGGATCACCGAGGACGATGCCAAACTCCTTCTCTCCTAGGCTATGCAAGGCAGGCATCCAACTACGCGAGCAGCTCGATGACTCGTTTCCGGACCGTAGAAGGCCAGATGGTTGGGTTGCCGATGCCCGGCACTATCGCGACAATCCTCGCTCTGACCACATCCCGGATGCAGAAGGATGGGTTCGTGCCTTGGATGTATCAGTTCACTTGGGCCTCGGAGAGCAAATGCATGACTTGGCAGATCAGTTACGAATATATGCCAAGCGAGGCGATAAGAGGATTAGTTACATCATCTTCGATGGTCGAATATGTTCATCATTACAACGCTGGCGATGGCGAAAGTACCGTGGGGCTAACCCTCATAGACAACACATGCACATAAGTTTTACCAAGCGTGGCGATCTCGATGGTCGCTTCTTCAACGTACCGATGCTAGGGGGAGACCTTGCCTGATTCACTCAAACACCCGATTGTGCTGGCCGTGGGAGCATTCCTCTCAGCATGGGCCGCGACCAACTTTGAACTGGACTACCGGGCGATTTTGTGGGCTGTTGTCTCCGGTCTCTTTGGATACGCCAAGCCCTATAAGAAGTGAGTCCGGAGGAATGGGTCGGACTGATTGCTGGTCTGATCGCGATCGCTGGTGCGTTTGTAGCCGCGTTGAGATGGACGGTTCACCAGTTTGTGCTGGAATTAGGCAATCAGATGTTTGCACGGATGGACAAACTAGAGATCGAAATCGGAGTGTTGACGGCTAGACAGTCAGAGATCTATGCGACACTTATGACCACAGGAGGTGCGAAACGTGGCAAAGCGAAAGACCAAGGCACAAAAACTCGCAAGCCTAAGAGCAAAAGAGCGAGCCGCTAAGCGCACTAAGGAAATCACCAAACTCGATGCATGGGCTATTAGCCTCTATGAGGTAGCCGAGTCCATGAGGCGAGCAGGCTTTGACGATGCGACCATTCAGGGCTGGCTAGTGGATCAGCGATTACCAGAATGGGTAGCCCCTCGGCCTGACGAGATTGATGATGACGAGGAAGAAGAAGACGATTAGCATCAAACGGATTGCCTTCGTACCGGATCTGCAAGTACCCTTTCATAGCGAGCCAATGGTGAACTCCTTGGCTCGCTTTCTTGCTAAGTGGAAACCTCATCGCACCATCCAGATCGGTGATGAGATAGACCTTCCGCAGTTGCGCAATGGTGCGAATGTGCTGGAAGAGGCCATGGGCAACATTGATGATGACCGGGCATGGACTCAAGAGATCTTGGAACAACTTGGCGTAACCGATGTTGTCGGTAGCAATCATGGGGCTAGGGTCTATAAGAGCCTGATGAACCGTCTGCCAGCCTTCACCAAACTCCCTGAGATGGCCTACCACCGCTTCATGGGCTACGACAAGATGGGTATTGCTTACCACCCTCAAGGGGTCGGCTTTGCCCCGGGCTGGATAGCCATTCACGGCGATACTGCACCCTTGTCCAACAAGCCCGGCCAGAGTGCCTTGAATTCGGCTCTGAGGGCCGGTAAGAGCGTCGTTCAGGGGCATACCCACAGATTAGGTCTATCTTCGCATTCTGAGGCTTATAAGGGCAATTATGGGCGAATTCTGTGGGGTGTGGAAGTAGGCAATATGGTGGACCTTTCCAGCCCCGGCATGGGTTACACGCGAGGGTATGCCAACTGGCAACCCGGTTTCGTGGTTGGCTACCTTGAGGGGTCACGCTTCTATCCAGTCTTAGTGCCTATGAACCCAGACGGCAGCTTCGTGTTTGAGGGGAAGCGATACCGATGATTGAGACCATCGTGCCTATCACCCGGACGATTGATGACCACATTGACGATTGGGATGCCGCCTCGGATTTCGTTATGAAATCGTTATCAACACACCCCGGTAGCCAACACCGGTAAGGCGTAGCCTTTGCCTAGTCCGAGAGTCGGACAGGAAAGGAATCAATGACTGCTATCGGGTTTGACCCATTAGCCATCTATTACATCATTGCACTCATAGCCATCCCAGTCTTGGGATTGCTCTACACAGCCCTAACTGAGAACTGGTACTGGAAAGGATTCAAGGATGGAAAGCGACTCGCCCAAAACGATTACAGCGCACGAAATACTGAAAGAAGCCGATGATATTCGAGGTCAAAGAGGATCGGTCTATGGGCATCCATGGACGAATCACCTTCGGATCTCAAAGTTATGGTCTGCTTATTTGGATATACCGATCACGCCGGATCAGGTCGCAATATGTATGGCTCTCGTCAAGGTCAGTCGGATTGCAGAAACGCCGGGTTACCGTGGACGAGACGGTTATACGGATGGAGTCGCTTATCTGGCCCTTGCAGCGCAGTTATCCACCACCGACCCGACTGAGTTCGATGCCTATTAGGAAGCTGCAAACGAAGTCAATCTGGTGCGATGTCTGCCGACTCGCCTACCCTAAGGGTCACCCACGACAACAGACCCCGGCCGTGTGGCAGGTGGTCTCTGAGACACAGAAGCACAAGGGAAGGACACGCCACTACTGCCAGCCATGCGCCAATGATGCGCAGCTCTGGCACGATGGGTCTGTGTGGACATTCCGACAACAGTTGGACTACGCGCTCGGAAAGGAGCAATTAGATGGCATGGAACTTGGACAACTATGAACCGGTTGAGGATCGTCTGGCAAAGTTTTGGAACGATTATCCGCCGGGGCGGATTGAGACGGAGTTATTGGCACACGAAGGCAATCGTTTTATTGTGGCTGCTCGACTGTATCGAGTGGATACGGACTCGCATCCGTTTGCGACCGGCCTTGCTGAGGAAGTTGTTACGGATCGAGGGGTCAATTCTACGAGCGCACTTGAGAATGCTGAGACGAGTGCCATTGGGCGTGCCTTGGCAAACGCAGGTTACGCTGCTAAGGGCAAACGAGCATCACGCGAAGAGATGGCTAAGGTTGCCAGAGGAGACAGCCCAGTAGTCAAGCACCCATGGCAACCTGAGGAAAAGCCAGTAGCCAATGAGCCAGTAACCGTGGTCTGGGATGACGTTGAGCGCAAGGCGTTTGATGAGAACGACACGTTTATTGCTGACTTGCAGAAATCACTCGGGGCAACCGTTGAGGGCTTTACTTGCCTGCATGGGCCGATGCTTCGCAAGGAGGGAACCGGCAAAACCGGCAAGCCCTACATGGGATATGTCTGTGGTGCTAAGTCAAAGTCTGAGCAATGTCCAGCCAAGTGGGGCAATTGGGTCAATGGCACTTGGGTATTCGAGGGCAAAGCCAATGGCTGAAATAGATCGCACAGGCGAGCCAAACAAGCACCCAGTCAAGTGTGACTGGTGTGGCATTGATCTGGTCAGTTATGCAGGCTATCGAGTCCAGATGCATGAAGAAGACCCATTGGATTACAACTGGGCATGCCAAGAGCATTACGAGAAAGCGTGGACATGAGCAGAAGGGAGCGAGGACGTGAGACTGAGAAACTTATGGCGCAATATCTGGTTCGTCATGGCTTTGAGGGAGCGCACGTTACGTCCATGGCTGCTAGTGGTAGCGACATACTGGGCATTGAGGGTCTGGATATTGAGGTCAAAGCGAGACGAGGATTTGATCCTGCTTCTGCTATGGCACAACTTAGAGCCAGAGCCAAAGAAACCGGAATGGGAGTGGCCATTATGAGGCTGAATGGGCAGGGTGAGGCATCCATGGATGATTGGGTTGGCGTGATTCGGTTGGCTGACTTGGTCTATTTATTGAAAGCGAGTGGGTATGGCAGACGATAAGCGAGTGACTCGGTGCTTGATGTGTGGGGTTTATGTGTATGCCCGGGAACTGTGTGAACGGTGCTATCCGAAAGACCTAGCCGCATGAAATTACTAAGTCTTTGCACCGGCTATGGTGGGCTTGATTTGGCTGCAGAAGCGTACTTTGGTGCTGAACTTATCGGCTGTGCAGATATAGATAAGTCGGCCAGCATTGCCATCGAAAAGCACTTTGGCGTGCCTAACTATGGCGATATTCGCAACATTTTAGATTTGAATATTGAGTTTGACATTTTGACGGCTGGTTATCCATGCCAGCCATTTAGTCATGCAGGGCAACGAAAGGGAATCAACGATGAGCGCCACATTTGGCCGCATATCGCGGAGATTATTGGCAAGTTTCGACCAGGAATCGTCGTCCTGGAAAATGTCCGAGGACATCTCAGCCTCGGTTTCAAAGAAGTTCTCAAAGACCTTACCCAACTCGGGTATGACGCAAGATGGCAAGTTGTTCGAGCTAGTGACGTCGGAGCACCGCATCAGAGAGCAAGACTCTTCGTTATTGGGAACTCCAACGACAGGTTTGAAAGTAAGGTCAGACCGCTTCCGCGGATCAGCGCCGACATTGGGCGAGTTCGAGAAACTATTGAGGATTCCAACACCCACGGCTTCGGACAGTCATTGGGAACAAACGGACGCTCAACGACGCGGCATCAAAGGGAATCACAATTTGAGTCTCCCCAATTGGGCGAAATTGGTAGCTACTCCAACCCTCAACAGTTACCGGCAAACCGGCAAATGCAGGAATTGGGGCGGCGATTTGATTCACGACTTGAAATGTCCATGCGCTCCATACCGGATCCATTGGTCGATGGAAAACTAAGCACGAAATTCGTTGAATACATGATGGGCTTACCTGAGGGGTGGGTTACTGATCTGCCTATATCAAGGAATCAGCAGTTCAAGTTGCTTGGCAATGGAGTAGTACCACAACAGGCTTATTACGCATTGCAATTATTATGTGACTAACATCACTGTCCATATATTGAGATTATTGGAAAGGGTACGCTCATGAAACTTGACTCGTCCGCTATGCTGAGTGCCAGTCCGGGCAC